CTACCTACTGATCTGGGGTCGAACCTGCCCCCAGCAACTTCAACGGCATCAATCGCAGTGGTGATTTTGTTAGCTAGACTACCCAAATAGGTGATGAGTCGTTGCAAGTGATTTGGAACACCCATTGGACCACCCATTGGACTCTGTGGCAGTGGGGCGAGGAATTCGGGGTGGTTTTCCCTAAGCACACCCGGATCGAAGTCTGATTCTAGTCCATTTCCAGGAGGAACTGGTGGCATACCCTCTATGCGTCGCCTGTTTTCCGCATCAAAATCAGTTCGAGGTGGCAAGAAGCCAGCCGGATATTCCACTCCGCGATTCTCGTACTCCTCCGGAGTGAGTACTCTGCCATTCGGTGGAGCCGTCATGCCACCCGTCAGGAGTCGTTGTCGATTTCCACCTAATCTGTTGTTCAAGACGTTATAAGCCATAACCATCATTGTGCTCCAAAATCTGCCTGTAAAAAGCCACTGCCGATCACCATCTTGGCGTCATCCGTCATCGTTATACGGTAAACCCGATCTCTGGATTGCCCAAGTTGACCCCATCTAGCACGATTGGCGTACTTGCCAACCTTGCCAATTCCCCTCCAATGTTCGTTACTCCATGTGTGACCGCCATCATCCGACCACTGCAACATAACCTGGGGATCAAGACTGGCTGTGCCTGTACCAGACTCGAATTCGATCTCAAGGCGTCTATGAAAGAGCCTCTCTCGCAAATTCTGTGACAAGACATGACGATCTTGCCTGATACGCTCAATCGGTACTCCAGCGTCCGAGAATTGAGTCCACGATAGCTGGAAAAGGTTCCCATCCTGGTAATCTCCAATGACATGCGTGCCATTGAAGAAGGCATGGGCATTACCGCGGAATCTCCCAATCGTATAGGACTTCCACTCGGCCCATAACCCAGATGCAGCATCAAATACCCACGTAGCATCCCCGGTCGGGAACGTCAGGATATAGAATATATGCCCCTCCATCTCCAGACAGTAGGCAAAAGCATCTGAAATCTTGGAATACCCAGCAATCGCATTCTCCACTGCATGTGTTGAGATGCGAACGCCCTGCAATCCATCGGACTGCATAATGATGCCATCACCATCTGGCCCTTGTGCCAGCCAATAAATACGCCCAGAGATTCGGCACGCGGAATGCGGCGCAGCAATACCCCATTCGACAAATCCTGATTCAATCGGCTCAAATGGGAAGTCTGGATTACCAGAATTATACCAAACTTCACTCGACCGCTCTCCTAGTAGCCAAAGCTCACGGTGATTGACCATGATTGCAGAAAGCTTATCTGGATCACGAATTGCCGTGGCGTAATCGGTCGCGGTCCAGGCAGTCCCATCTTCGCTGTTGGAGATATAGAACCGCCCTTTGTTGGTTGGATCATTGACCACGAAATAGCCGTCGATGTAGACCACGTGCGTAGCAGTGTCCGGGAAATCACTATCCGAGATCACCGTTACTGAACTTCCGGTTGTGGTATAACCATTCACCCCATCCACTATGATAAGTTGTGGAGTGGCATTGGCATTGACAGCAAGCCCAACACGTCCCGTCGCGGTGTTGAGTGTCCCAATCGTGCTGACGGCTCCCCCTGTTGTGACCTTCTTCAGATCACTACCCACCACCGCGTACAAATCGCCCTCAAGCTCTATCAGACCGCGGATCTCAGCAGCACCACCAGCAGCCCATGTCTTCAGACCGGGACGCCCATAGAGAGAAATCGGGTATTTGCCATGCTGATCAATCTCCGGAACAAGATTGACCGAGCGTTGGCCTGATATATTAACTGACCTGGATTCATTGGAACTACCGACAAACGCCAACTGCATTAACCAGTGTCCTTCCCGCTCATTTTGAGATGCCCTTATATTTCTCAAACGATCTCATTCCGCCAAGACCCAAAAGCCCGAGAAGCACTGGCATCATTTCACCTAACTCAACGCTCGGGAGCACAATGAGATACCCAGTCTGCCCCAGAATAAATGTCAACAACGGCTGGACGACGTATGCGTAGGCCATCGCTGCTCCGCACGTCCAACCAATAAAGGGCCTCCAAGCACTAACAAATGGAGTCCGTGACGCAGCTTCGATCTTGTTAATCTCTAGCTGCCCAATGAGTCCGGCAACCTCTGCATCAATAAGAGCCTTCTCCAGTTCCCGCTTCGCGCTGGCCTGAGCATTCTTGTCCGGCACAATGCGATCAATAACCTCGCCTGCAACCGGTAAGATCGAGGAAATAAGAGTGCTAATCATCGAATTACCAATGTCAGCAGAAGAAGGATGGTCGCGCCAGCGGTACTAACCAGAATCCGTTCTACGCGACGGAGCCTCGCGTTCTGCTGGCGCGTCTCGGTAGCACAGCCCACGACATGCTCCCGAACTTCTAGGAGAAGCGCATCAACGCGCCGATGGGCCGATGCTGCTGACCTTCGATCTCCCTCTCTATCCGCCATATTGCTTAGCCTTCCAATGCAGTTACACGAAGCTCTAGCGCTTCGACCCTTTCTAGGGCCTCACCCAGGGCCTTCACTGCCTTCATATAGAGAACAGAATACTGGATGCTCTTTGTAATAGTTCCTGTTGGTCGTTGGACTGGCTGACCAGACTCATCAATCACCTCCTCCATGTCAGGATGATCAATAACCAGGCCGGGCGATATTGGTTCTACGTCCTGCGCTACCAAGCCAAGCAACGCCCCCGCATCGGGGTTAGCAATCACATCCGACTTAAACCGGAAGTTAACGGCGATTTCAGAAAGGGCTTTGATGTCCTCCCACTGTGAGTTGGCGGGCGTGATGTCCTGTTTCAGCTTCCGATCTGAGATAGCACCGTAACTATTATCGTGATTTTGCAAATCTCCGTCAGCATATATAATTGCCCTAATTGCACTTGAGTCCTCACATCTAAGGAACACCTCAGTATTATTATCACGATCTGCTGCCGAGAAATCTATGTGGATTCCGTTGGGATCGGTTCCACCAGCGTTCGTTAATTTATAACCAAACGCCCCACTTCCCGTTGCAAACCGACTCGCTTCCTCTCCACCTGTAGCAACCACCACCTTGTTTGTGTCGAAGAATAGACCTGTGTCAGGATCGCCTGAGTCCGTAATTGTCGGGGCCGAGGCAGATCCGCTGCCAACCTTGAGAAGAGCAAACTGTACGGTATCGCCAGTGCCTACTCCTATTGAGGTCCGCAGTGTCGCACCGCTCTCAGCAACAGGATCGCCAGAACCATCGCCAACGATTATCTCGCTATCGGCCAATACAGACATCGCTGTGACACCGCCAGTGCCAGAACCCAGCAACACACCTCCATCGGTCAGTGATGCAGCGCCGGTCCCACCACTACTGACGTTCAATGTCCCGGTAGATGACGAGAACGCACTCAAGGCTACTGGGTCAGTGCTACCGTCTCCCACCACAATAGCCCCATCTGCAAGCACTGACATCGCTGTGACAGCGTTAGTGCCAGACCCTAAGAGGATGCCCCCATCCGTCAGCGTGCTCGCTCCTGTGCCCCCCTTGGCGACGTTGAGCGTGCCGGTAGATGATGAGAACGCACTTAAAGCAACAGGATCGCCAGAACCATCGCCAACTATGATGGCCCCATCTGCAAGCACTGACATCGCCGTGATTGCATCGGTTCCAGATCCCAATAATACCCCACCATCAGTCAAGCTCGATGGAAGCATCTTGCTGCTGACTAATACTTCTCCGACTCTACGTGCCATTAAGCGTCTGGACATATTATGCTATCCTGTTCACGTATCCGTGCATCATTACAACATTGGCAGATGCGGCGAATGCCTTGACAACTACGGACCCAGATATTGGGAGCCCAGGAATGACAAGATGCAATCCGTCCTCAGACGGGACGGTATATTCGATCAAGTCATCAGGCGAAGTAGTGCCGCCGAATTCGATAGTGAGCTTTCGATCACTGGAATCTGAGTTGATCGCCCACAACCACACCTCATCCTTGTCATTCGCATCTGCCGTGTGGATGGTTGTCCCAGCAGATGCAGTGGCAACCACCTTAATACCTTTTCCGTTCGTACTACCTGAGAGAAAGTTCTTTGTGACTGACATTAAGTAAATACCTCCATCACCATTGCCAGGTCGTGATGATTCACAGTTGAAGAGACATCGCCACCCGCGTCAATGCGTACCGACCGATTGGCACCAGCTACATATACGAAATTTGCAGAACCATCAGTGCGGCCAATGCCTATGACAACCTTCTTGTCGTAACTCGTTGGCATCGTCGGACCTGACGAAGAAGTGGAGATCAATACATCCACAACCGCCGTATCCGTACGCTTGATCAACCAGATATAATAAACTGTGTTATTCGCTACCGTGCCAGTATCAAGCCCACCAGCGTTGTCACCGACCGACCAACTGGCGTCGATTTGTTTCGTAATTTCACTTGAGAGAATGAGATCCTCAGAATCCGCACTATCTCTGGCTTCGCCAGCCGTTACATTCACATCATGGTCCGTATCGGTATCCAGGGTGATCAACATGCCAGCGACGTGATCCTTGTCGAAGACTGATGTCGAACTCAGGCCGTATTCGTCAATGGTCTGTATTGTCGTGTCAGATGAGTCGGTCACTACGACCTTATACTGACCATCCAGCCAAATCTGAGAGCGCCCTGCGGAGTCTAGGACTACCGGATTGGCATTTGCGTTCGTCCCCGCCACGGCATCATCTTCAGTGGGATAGGTGTCTTTACGAGTCGATGTTCCGATTTGATAGAAGTTGACCTTCCCCGCATTCAATGGAGAGGTGCTGGTGGCATCCAATAGTGCTACGCCAGGGGGCATGAATAGGGTATTCGTCATTCACTGGACTCCAATCTAGGCTGGAAGAACACCGACGCAGGCTCCGAATCCCAGATACTCAGCAGATATTTCTTCTCCGCTGCTTCGTTCTTTAACCAGCCCCGCTCTTGTATCGGGGTCCCAACTGCCGGGGCTAGTCGGACAGCTAGATTCCAGGTTACAGCCTCAATCCATTCCTGTGGGAAGTCAGGATCATTCCCAGCCGCGTCAAAATCCTCAATCGGCATTGCACCAGTGAAGTTGACTGTCTCGGCTGCGCTGTCCGGGGCATTCCACAAATAGAAATCTCCCTTGCTCAGTTGTGGGTCATAAAATCCCTGCACTGGCTTGCCCTCGCTCATCTTATTCGGGAGATCGAAATACTCCTCTCGTGAGAGCATGTCTGAGAATGGAACGTCCACTGGGGCTGTCGGATCAGTCCAAACGCGCCTGCGTGCATCTAGGATGCGAAGTGGACGAGCTAAGAGGGTTGTATATGTAAAAACAATATTATTGTCAGCAGCAGCGCTGGCAATGCCGGACGCAATCGTTATCGTCAGAGATGAGATTGAGGAGATGGTCGTCCAGTGGATCGACCCATCATCCAAGACAATGCCAATCGCGTCCGACGCTGCCATTCCCGTAACAGAATCCACTAGGATGGTCGTGTCACTCGACGAATGATCACCATTGACTTTGGTCACCACGGTATCGCTCGACAGCGCCGCCCTATCACCGGAAGCACCTAAACTGTATCTCTCTGTCCCTTTAGTAAGGAACAGAACACAGTCTTCGATCTTCCATAGATTAGTTCCATCAGCCTGCCATGCCTTGACCATGGCCTGCAATGCAGCGACTCCTGCCGCACTCTCTTCACTCGATGGGGTTTCGCCAAGCGCTACCGCGCCGCAAAGCCGGTAAGCATCATTGATTATGTTGTCGCGTGTACGTGTGTAATCAACGCTTCCAGATGTTGCCATTCAATCATCAATGCACCAAGAATATAAGGGGCTCGCCGAACTCAGGTAGGATCACGATTGCCCGCGCAATCTGATCTCCGTCACGATACATCGCCATGTGATGTAGGTCGTGCACACAATCTTGTAGTATATGCTGATCCCGCACAGAGGTCATCCAGACAGGGGCACGAGCCCCCTCCGCAGGATGAATCATTAGAGACTATCTGCCTCAACTTCATTAGTCCCTACAAATACATCCGTTCCAGGTGGCCTGACAATAGGAACACTCTGATCATCGGGCCTGCCTCTAACTTGATCTTGAGGATGTCTCTGCTCCCAAGACCTTCCCCGCACAAGTAGACCATTCCACTCCAGTTGGCATTCGGATGCCTTGACCTTGAATCCCGTTCTGTCACAAATCACGTTGTAATCACCGGGCTTATACCAAGGGTTCCCGCCGCGATCTGGCATCTAATATTCCTTCACCATATCCACGACAATAGTATATCTGTCCCCAGACGCAGCACCTATGGTGGTGAGTAGAAGATCGCCCGTATATCCTGAAGTCTCCGGATTCTTCAATCCACCAAAATGCCGGAAATCCCAATGAATCGTCCGATCTTGTGGAATAGTCAACGCAGTGATGTTGGTTGTTGCATCCCAGAGAAGCTCTACAGCCATTAGATGCGTGGACGCCCATATCTGCATAATACGGACTTGACCACATGCCTGCCCAGCCTCATTAGCTTGCAATGCGGATACATCCACCTTGGTAACACCGCTCTCACCATTTCCATCGGATGTATTGTTGAGTTGGATAATGAGCCTACGCTCATCATCAACCATTGTTCGTGTCGCTACTGTGTCAGCCATCTTCCTGTTCCATGGTTAAGATTTCTGCCTGTTCCCTAATGTCAGGCATGAATGTGATCGCCCCAACTGCCGTAGCCAACACATAATCAGGATAAGCACCCTTTGACCGCGGATGATATCCGTACAATGGCGGCTGCCACGGGTATGGCCTCCCAATCAGGCAATCCTCTGTCAATGCAATCTCTATCCCAGAAGCCAGCGCCCAGGCATAAAAGAAGTCCAGTCCGCTCTTCTGCGCGAAATACTCATTCGAGTGTTGATCAGTCAGAATATGATGTAGCTCAATACGATCAAACTTATTAAGGATAGCCATAGCCATCATGTAACATATCGTAGAAGTCAGGTAGGCCCTATTCTTGTCATTCCCGAAGAATCTCTCAATCACCGGCTGTAGAGGAAATCCTACCGAAAGAGGGATCTCCTCATAGTGTCGTTGCATAACTACAGGAACATTGAGATCATTCACATCCTCAACGAATCCTGAGTGCTTCCGCTCCATCCTGACAAGATGATCCATTGCGAAGATGTGAGTGATACCTACCTGCTTCCGATAGGCTAAATTCGCCCCCCATACTTCAGCACCAGAAATATCACCATCAGCAGGCCCATACTCACCAACGATGATGACGCGGCTCTGCATAAGCTAACTATGATGCGCCGGGGGCAGCGCTTACCCCCGACCCATCACCATACAGGTGTGGCTGCATGATTAAGATTGACTCCCAAGTGATTAGATCATCTCCACCATTTAAGAGTCCACAGCCGGAAGTATGTATCCGCTGGCGGTATCCGTCGCCGTACCATAGTTCTCGATCTGTCGCACTCCATCACAATCGACCAGGATCTCACTCGCAGTATCATGGTGCCCGATGAAGTTGTTGGCAACAATACCAGTGTTGGCGGTTGTATCATTATCAATCAGGAGGTCTCCTGCGGTATTGCCGACCACTACATAATTGTCGGCAACAACCACCTCGGTCAGGTCTTTCCCAGTCGCACAGAGAATAAGCTTGCAACTGGTCGCACCATCGCAAATCACTGAATTCCCAGTGAAGATCCCCTCCGCAAGATCAGCATTGATCTCAATCATCTCCAGCCCAGCAGTGTCAGGAGACACCCAACGACAGTTGGTGACCTTCAGGCCATCAGCTTCATTGTTTGTCGTCCCCGTTGCCTTGATTGGGCTAAGGAAATTCTCGTCATCCGTGTTGTCAACGAATTCAATTTGATCAAACCAGGCACCAACCGCCGTTACTCCAACTCCCGCCACCACATCGGCATGGCCTGATGCGAAGACCATATTCGACAAAGTAACGTCGGCGGCTGATATCACCGCCGTCACCGATGTACCACCGTCCATCAGGAAGCGTGGGCGTTGATTGAAATTCCCGAGACCAATAGCTGTGATCCCAGCTACATCAAGAGCAATCCCAGCCGCACCCGTAATAGTCTCAGCGTGGTTCGGCATCAATAGAATGACATCGCCATTGTTGGCCGTGCATTGACCGATAGCATAATCAAACGTGCTAAAGGGCCTGTCACGGGAACCTTTGTTCCCATCTGACCCATTGGCACTATTCACCCAAAATACGTTGCCTGCATAACTGTTCAGCACAGGCATACCAAGGATACTCACTCCGTTGGCGAACCCGCCAGGGTAATGAGACCCCTTCCAACCTTTAGTCGCCATATTTATTCTCCAGACAAGAGGGGCGACTCATAAAAGAGCCGCCCCTATCCGCCGATCAATATCGGCACTTGTGGTTATGCACCAGGCGAACCATATACGCCGCGCCAATCGGTAGATCCTACTGAAAGGCGGAAATAGATAGCCGCTTTGGCGTTCTTCGTATCGAAGTCATTGTCCTGGCTGAAATCAATCCTCTCACGCCAGATGAACTTCTGAGCCTCAGGACAATTAGTCTTAACAAACCAAGCATCCGTATCATTGAGGAAGGAATTAACCAAAATCCCCTCCGGGAATGAACCAGTAACGCGCAATGCGTTCACGGCATTGTTCGCTGTGTCATTCTGATTCACTGATTTCAATATACGGTTGGCCTCAAACTCAAGATCAGGGGGCACAATCAACTTCCGAGATTGCAACTGTACCCGCAATCCACGGTCGTTCTTGGCCTTCCGAATCTTGATCACGATATCTTCCAGAGAAGCTTCTGAGAGATCCGCTGCTGTCGTCAACTCATTGGACTGATCTCCAGAACTGGTTGGATGATCAGTAGCCAGCATCTCCTTGGCATCACCGAATGTGTACGAACTATTGAATCCACGATTGTAAACATTCGCTGCAATCGTCTCGATGGAATTAGCCGCCGAGAACGCCAAGGCCGAAGCCCGACGCCGGGAGACAACTTCATACAAATTGTCCCTCAATTCTTCATACGTCACGATGTAGCCAAGAGCATACGCAGTGTGCGTATAACGAGTCGTCTCACCCTGGGTCTCTGAATCATATGTAATGGATGTACCTTCCGGTTTCGCCGGAACCATTCCAAATCCAGTGACCTCCACATCCTCCTCATAATTCTGCTTTGAGGATGTGACCTCAAACATTCCAGGGTAGAGTTCTGGATAGCGTTTGTACTGACGCCCCCAGAATTGTTGCACCCCAGGCCATAAAGCCTTCGGATGATTACCAGTTGTGATAACTGCCATTGTTCAGTCTCCCCCCTAGATGCCCAAGATGCCGTCACCGGCAGCAGTGCTGCCGTGGGCCTCGGTATGGTTGGAAACCAGAACCTCGACCCGAGCATGAGTGAGTGTTGTGTCGTTATCATCACGATTCACCGCTCGTATGATCAGGAGTTGATTAGATGCGTCCGCTGCCGGGGCATCCGAAGTTGTATCAAGCTCCATACCAGAGCGCCCGGTTGATGTATTACCGGAGTGCGTCGCAATCAACACTGCATTCAAGCCCATCGATGCCGCAGGTATCGCCCCGTCAGCCTGAACTTCAAAAGCAAGATCAGGATCATCGGCGACCCACGCTACGCCCTCTGTGGACGCAGGACTATAGGCTCTATCAGGGTTCGACGGATCAGCGGCAAATGAAACAATCACGCCAGTCACGCGATTGCCATCTCCCACCGTTGCTGAAGTGATCGCTGGCAAAGTGCCAATCGGAGCGACCCCCACGCCTGGGACCTTCACTTCAGCGGTATTTGACGTGCCCGATTTGATAACAGCATCTCCCACGAATAATGCCGTGCCGTATGCGGCAGGAATATAATATGGGTTCGCTGCTCCATTGTAAGGGGCACCATTGCGATGCCGCATGGGCATAAGCCCACTCGGCCTGTCAACATTCGCCATGTTTTACTCCCAAAATGAAGCCCGCTTATCTCAAGCGGACTAGAGTTTATGCCAATAGGACCGAGTGATCATCGTGTCTCCACTGTGATTCCACGGCCCTGACTTGATGGATAGAACTTGCTACGGTCTGAACCGTCAGCCCCTTTGACCAACCCTCCCCGCAGCTGTTCATCAACTTCATCCAGTTCAGCCTGCTTGGCAGCCTGATCCTGGGTATAGAATTTCATCGGAAGCTCCATTAGGAAGCCATACTTAGGGCTACCGTTCTCATGCACGCCTACTATCTGGCGTATTCGTGTGTCTAGTTTAACACCCGACGACTTCTCAATTGCCTCTTTGTCCTGAACAAACTGATATCCAGCTTCTTCAAATCTCTGAAGACGCCCAGGATCTTCATTGACCCAGCGTCTATAGTAGCCCTTACGTTCGGGCGCTTGTAGCCTCTGCTGAACGCCGCCAACCGGCTTTCTTGGCTTCCTTTCCCTTCGCTCACGTCTCTCAAACTGAACTTCGTCTTTTTCTGCCATCACGCGACTCCCTCATTTGCGCTCTTGTTCAAAATATGCAGCAGCGTACTCCCCAAGAGATTTGAAGAGACCCTCTTCCACATACCGTTTACCGTGTGCGCGAGCTTCTGGCGGAAGATCGGCAGCCTTCCCGCTCCCAGTTCCGGCACGCTGTTGTCCCCCACCTTCAACGTGCGGAGCACCCCTACCGCCAGACTCACCAAATTTCGCAGGATAAGCCTTCCTGACTAGATTGCTCACTTCATCAAGTTGTCCTGATAAAGGCAGACCAGGCTTCTCTGCTTGCACATCATCCAGATAGCCAATCGCTAATCGCGTCATCGCGCTATCTTTATTAAACCACTGATTTTTCGATTCCCACGCCAACACTTCTGCTGGCGGTTTAGATTCCGGGTTATCACCACGCAGACTGCTCTCAACCAGCTTCCGATCACGTTCCGCAGCCTCAAATGCACCTTGATCACTGTTCCGCACTGCGGCACGCTGTCTCTGCTGAATGTCAGCGAATGCCTTGGCGTATTCACGCTCACTGACCTGGGAAATCACTCCGCCAAGATTATTAACTACAGTCTTCAGACGTTCAATCTCGCTGTGAGCAGTATCGAGCCGTTCTCGGCTGATCTCCTTGATATTCTCTCCGCGTTCAACAAATTCATCAGCATCACGCCAGATGTCTGGATCTCCCCGCCATTCTTCTCTTGGAACCCATCCATCCTTCCTGGCACGGACCTCAACCTCAGTCTCAGTCTCACTAGATCCCACATCCTCCTGAGTAGTATCAACCTCAGTGGCATCTTGCCCCTCTGTCTCGTCGATCATCGTATCCCTTCCCTATTCTCTGAATCATCATTCACTCATTAAGTGCGCGTATTCTGCGGGATCTTCATTCCTTCCACGATTGGAATCCCAAACACTCTCTCTATTATTGGTCCCACCGTTACGCGACCTGGCGTCGCTCCAGTTCTTTTTATCATATCTAATGTTAGATCCTCTTTGGCTGTCCATAGCAAAGCCGCATCCCGGCTATCAAAGACGAAAGAGAGGTGGGATACGACACCTTCTGCCGTGATCCTTCTTCCCTCTTCATCAAAGATCCCCCACTTACCAGTATCAAGATCGATCTCCTGCACCTCCACACCGTATTCTTCCGCTAATTTCCTGAAGTAATTAGTGTGTGCCTTGTCATATAGCTCCCTGGTCCACTTTGCTTCATACCGGATGTCAAGATCCGAATAACCAGTATCTCTAACACTGAAGACACTCTCAATTACATTTTCCGTCCAATTTTCATTATCCTCCAGTGTGGGGTATGCCCGCATCAACGCCTCGTAAACTCCAATATCATTTGATATCAGCACATGAAGGTCATTGTATGATACCTGTTGATGACTCATCGCCTCTCGAGCAATCCGAATCATCTCATTGTTAACTTCAGTATCTACAAGGTAAGGACTGCGATGGTTAAGGACGAGGAGTGGACGATCCCCGCGAATTCTCTCCGCAATATCATCGCCAAGAACATCGTTTAGTTCATTGTCTTTGATCTTTAACTCTCTGGAGAGACCTCTGGACTCAATATTTCCTGGTCCTGACAGTTCGTCTGGGACGAACTTGGTGCGTATTAACCATCCACTCCCATCGGAAGCGCGTTCCACATTGGCAATCGCTTTGATCACTCCGTCCAGTCTGTAAGACCTCGCAACCTGCTCTCCCGTAGGCCATGTCAAAAAGTCATAGCCATTGTCTGCGGCGTAGCGCAGCATCCGGCGCATGCCAAGCTTTGCCCATTCCATATCGTCTTTGTATGGCAGGTTGGGAACACGATCCCTGGACAGATACGGCTCTAACTCTGATCTAAGTTCCTCCCATTCCCTCTGATCCATGTCGGACGAACTGGAAGGACCAAGGTGTCTCGCTTCATTCCGGTCAACATGCGTCCCTTGCATGTAACGATTCATCTTTACTTGAATCTCTGGTGTTAACGGCGGTCTCCACCCCCTCTCCCGCCCAACCTTTTCCCAATCGCTCTGATTTTCCCCCATGTGGATAATATCATGCCCACCGCCGATTGATGATTCGGGGCCTGAGAGGAAATCCCATGTTCGGAGCCGGGTAATAGTGTTGAACGGGTCGCCGTGTCGACCAGGAAATTCCACCCCAAAATCCTGCCGCAGAAGGGGCGGGGCAGCAAGGCCAGCTCCCTCAAAAGATACGACAGCCGGTCGGTCCCATGGTTGAAACCTTAGAAATATTTCCCGCGCATCACTACCGCCGGGAAAATTCTTCCATCTGGCGTGCTTGGCCTCGCCCCGTGGCCTGAGAATATTTGAACCGGTTGTACCAGAAACCCGATCAGGAGCGCCGCGGAACACTTCGGTGGGTATAAGCTGACCTCGACCAACTATTTCCAGGATCTCGTTCTTGGGAATATCACGATTTATATTTTCAGGCGACTGAAACCACTCGTTTAACCCAGAATACCCGATCTCAACATTACCAGCACCGCCGCGTCTTAACACATTCTTCCACACGTCGGGGTTCCCTGTTGTTCTTACTGTATTGAAGATGGCTTCGAAAGCCCTGGAATTCCATAGAGGGCCGGAGGGAGTTGCTACTCCTCCAAAGGAGCCAATTGGCCTGCCGCGCTGTCGCTGCAGTTGCACGGGCTCCGTGACTTGAGCGGGCACCTCTTGAGCAGGCACCTCTTGAGCAGACGGCAACTGCGTGAAATTCCTAATCTCTCTGGCAAATCGCAATGGACTGAACGGTCTCACTGTGCCAGTTACTTTCCCGCCCCGCCTAAAATACGATCCCACATCCCTGAGATAATCGGAAACACCAGGGACATCTCCAAGATTTTGCCTATCCAGTAGTCTTCCGAGAGCATTCACATCCCGCTGATTCTGAGGAGGTCGCAATCTCGCAAATTGGCTCCTCAGGCCCCTCAGTCGTTTAGCCAACACATTGTCGTCGGGCCTTCTTTGAGGAGTCGTCCGCCTCCGTGTAGCCCCACCAATTCCGCCAAGGGGGCCATGACCACTAATAAAATGGTCAAATTCTGGTCTGTTCTGGACCAGATGTCGCCAGATACTCGGTGGTCTGAACGCCGCCATGATGAAATCACTCCAAAGCCATTGCCCTAGCTTGTATTACTGTCATTGCCCTCCTCGTCGTCAGTGTTCCAGCGAACTTGCCAGTAGACCGATCCACAATGAGAAATTGTTTAGCGTATCCATCTTGGGCCATCTGTGCTCGCCATTCGTAGGCTAGAGATGGTTCCGGCTCTGTATTCTCATCTCCAAACTGCTGCCGCCATTCGCGCTTCCAACGATCACGCCATTCCTCTGGAATGACAGCCGGTACGTCTAAGCTCTTGCGATCAGCCATCATCTTCCACCACCGCTGCAACGTCCTCGTCATTCAGAATGCGATAGTCCTTCCCATCCACACCCTTGAATTCCATGCCCCCATAACGCGGAACCGTTACAAGATCACCAGCCTTGGGATGTGGCTCCTTAAAACGCTCAAAGGCATTCGGCCCAACAGCCAGAACCACTCCACGAGTCATGGCAGCGCCCCAACGCTCAGTGGTCTCGTCCGGTAGATGCACTCCACCGGAGGTCACCTTCTTAACCTCCTCTGGCTGCACAACTACTTTCCATCCTCTTGGATCAAGCCCGCTCGGATTATTCATCGGAGGCCCAATCCGGATTATAGAATGATGCTATGTCCTTGAATTCCAGTAGCGTGATATCACCAAGCGCTACAGCATACCCCTGGTCAATCTCATTCAGTGACTCTCCGCTACCCCAAACCTCCAATCGGCCCTTGCGGCGGTCTTCTAGGTATCTCCACACGGCCCTGGTTGTCGGGTGCTGTCTCCACTCCCCGAACTCCTCCTGTGTTAGCTCCATCGTCTCCGTATCCTCTTCCTTTCTGTGCAGCAACTCTGTCAACGAGATTTTTCATGATCACGTTGTACGATTGGAGTTGAATACCTGCCTCCTTTGACTCTGCCTCTGCCAGATTGCGGATAATCTTGGAATGCCTCTCGGCGATCTCAGCAACACATCTATCCGAATCAAGAGAGAGGTCGTGCTCAAGTTTCTTCTGATCCATGCCCAGGCGTATTGCCCGCTCTTCTGCTTCCATCCCAGCAGCAGGATCAGGCTGCGGGCTAGTGACCAACAACTCAGTATCTTCAGGGCCGAGCACTGCATCAAATGCACGCTCACGGATAGCCCTCTGATTAACAAACGGATCGCCGCGGAACCCTAGTACGAATTCTGCTCTGGCCATCTGCTGCATATCGCTGACGACAGTTGGATCCGAGACTGGAACTATGTCTACGCCCTCTCCATAGTCCTCTCGGGCAATCGCCTGCTCCTCATCCATGACCTGGAAGTAGACCTGATCCTCCAGATACAACCGGTTGAGGCGGTAAAGCTTCCTCAATTCATGCTTCAATGACCGATGGACTCTCTTGTAAATGGCAGAGAAAACCTTCATCCCTTGCTCTATCAGGGCCAGAGTCGTGGTTGCCGTTTGCTGGCGCGGCATCTCACCTGTCATCACGTCTTGAACTGAAGCTATCTCCTTTCCTGCATTGATAAGCAATCCAAGAAGCTGGAACAGAACAACCGATGGTCCTGGATGTTGGATCGGGAAAACCGCGTCTCGTATGTTCCCGCCCGGAGATTCCACCTTACGATACTCACCAGGCCGCATCATTATCTTGCCAGAAGATTGACCTGAGATCCTCAGATCACCGCGCATAAACCCGCCGCCGGTGTTTTGAAGATGCCCGGCATCTAATAGGGCATTCAATATCGAATTGACTGTGCGGTTGATTGGCCCAAGCAACAGTCCAAACCCGATGTCATAGAACCCGCCATCGGGATCTCGGATGAATCCATACTTGGTGAAGCACTGAATCGGTTCGATCCGAATGATCTGCTGATTCTCGGGGTTAACCTTAATCCCCTCAGCATCAAACCTGGCAACCAACCGAACAATCTGAGCAGTCTCTTTATGTATGGTGACGATGTACGGCTCCAGGAACCCATCATTGTCTAGGTCAAGCCAACGGTGCTGCTCCAAGAATTTGTGCGGGGCCTGTTCATCATCCCCAGATGTAACTGTCAGCCCAATCTCCACATCGAGATACAGATTGGCTCGGATCCGTTCATCCACCTCATAGGGGTAGAGTTGGAACTCATGCGTGATACGTGGCGCACGATCCAGAGACGTGGCTCCCTGATTAACGATCAGATTTCTTGGTGATATTGCCTCGGACTTAGCCTTTCCATCCGAAGTGTCGTACCATGTTTTGCGGAACATACACCCAGTGATCGCCAGTGTGTGCAGCAGCCTGTCAGTATCTTCTTCCCACTCCTCCATCTCCTCAGTAAGCTGATATGAGATGTGGGACGCCACACGATCAGCCCTGTCCTTCTTGTTCCCTGGCGTAACCTGCCAAACAGGTTGACCAGTATTTGGATCAAGAACAGGCCCACGAGGACCCATCAACGGGACGCCTTTGTCCGATCCCACGACCTTGCCTTTGACGATGTTCTGCCCAGGAACAATGGCCGGGTAAGCACGGGCGGCAAACTGCACAGCAGCAGATGTGAGCAGCGGGTACTTGACGTTGGCAGCGTTGGGAAACGGATACTGCTTAACGTCGGTGACTTGCAGAGCGAGATCCATAGCCCGCCCCATCTTGTCCATCCAAGCCGCACGGGACGACTCATCGATCTGATATTCCCGGAATACACGGTCCCCGATTGATCCTAGTTCGTCCTCTGAGAGTTCGACTGCTATGTTGTGATAGTCGAGATACGATTGCAGCCTGGCAAGAACCCCGTCTCCGCCATTAACGATTGACTGTTCTGGAGAAGGCTCACGCCATTCCCCATTCGCCTTATTTACTTCAACCACGGTGATGTCAACTGAACCAACATCTTCAATCGTCATGGTTTCTGCTTCCCATCAGTCCAAGCCATTCCATATTTCCTGTTCCTGACCGACCATTTCGGAGCCTCTTTCTTGACCACGATGTATCCGAATACATTGGATCGAAGCCGTTTCTGAACAAGGTGCACACAGCCTCCTATGTATAAGCCGTAAATCTTCTCCGCCAGACGGTTGACATCTTTGGATCTTTCAGACCGCCCAATGACCCGTTCAGTCGCTAGATCACCCTCATAGTATCTTAGGCAATCGCCTGGTCTAGAGGCTTTCACCCATCTATCAATAGAGCCTGGAGATACCACCACACCCTCATCAGTACCCTGTATCTGGGTCTTGCCCGATTGCAAAATCTTCGATATCACCCGTCTCTGGTGGATGCACAGGATGCGCGAAGGTCAACGCTGCTGCATCTCCCCCATCCGGCGATAGATTTAACCGCGCACGGATTCTGTCCTTAGACTCCAAGACAATCTGCTGCGATGCGTTGTACTTGTATCCTGGCGCAGTCATTTCACCATCGAGAGTGTCGTTATCAGGGATGCTCACGCCTCCAGGGTCAAGCAACCAACTCCGAAGCTCACCCCACATCTCAGCACGTTTGTTGGCGTAGAGACGGCCATCATCGGCCTTGCTTCCAAAGTTAATGAGCGTGAGGTTGCGGTAGTTCCTAGCCCGCAGGATGTCATATACCGCTGCTCCGCCACCGCCCGAGTCCAGAAAACACTGAGCTGGCATAGTGCGATCAATAACCCGAGCCAGCTTCCCAGCAATGTCTTCAGTATCTCCAGAATGGAAACGGAGATTCACCTCATCACCCATCACTCTGCCTCGACGAGACATAAACCAATTGTAGTCCCGTTCGCCACGGGCAAAGTCGCAACCAATCACCAATGCAGCGTGGTCCTGCCTCATGTCCTCCGCCTTTCGCGCACGCAGTACGCATTCCGGAGAAATGAAAGCGCCCTCACGAGAGGCCCTGAATGCCTCTTCCGATGTCGCTGGGTATTCTTGCCGAAATCTCCAACAGATTTCGTCAGGTGGCAAGCCATCCGCCGACGCCATATCGGAGTTCTTTCTCCACGCCCAGTGGATCTGGGGTGGAGTTAGATTATGAGCCTCGGCATATTCTAGAAATGCTGGCGGCAACGATATATCGTCGTCAGGCTCAGAGATATAATCGCTGTGGACAAACCAAGGAACGAACACCGCCTGATAGTCAGACTCCCCAGCCTCGGCTGCCTTATACATCCCAAAATAGAGGCCAGCAGCCCCCTGTGCGGTCGATTCCAACCACACCTCAGTTCCATCAACGTCCGGCACCGCCTGAAGCACGCCGCTGGCATGCTCCTCAGCATTGGGCCATGAAGCCACCTCTGATCCGTGGAAAAACTGAATCGTATCTGATCGCCCAATGCCGATGGTCTTTGCCGTACCCACCCGATAGCCGGAGTCGAGGTCACCAAAGCTTAATTCCTTGGCCGATGCCGCTATGATTGAAGGCTTCACCATATCTGGGCAGTTCTCGTGGAAGCGCCGGGCCATAGCGAAGATGTTGTCCGTAGCGGCGTCAAGATGCGTGAGGATGAACGCCCTAACCGCTGGCGTGTGTGTAACCCGCCAATAGAACCGACCCTCAACATAGGTTGACACGCCAGGCTGTCTGGCCTTGAGGACAATCAATCTCACACGGCCTGTGTCAGACAGTTGGGCTTGAGCGATCCTGTGGATTTCTTGTTGGACAGCATTCAGAACGAGAGGTTCGATCTGTCCAGCCTTCGTTCTGATCTTTAGGCAACGCTCCGCGTAGTGCGGAAAATCGTCTTTCAAATGCTGCCTAATCCGCTTTTCACGATCCGAGAGTGCTGCCCTCAAGCTCGCTCAATGCCTCCTCATGCGTTAATTCCAGTCCGCCACTGTGTTCTATAGCGGCCAGCCTCGGGTGCATATACGGCGCACAATCCTTGGCAACTACAGCAGCCTTCAACTGAATCTCTCTCACCAACCCTAGATCGTCTGTCTGCTCGGCCTCGGCCCACAGACTACGCATCGTTCCGACCATCACCTCAAGTGGAGTTATACCCTGGTCAGCCAAAGCCGCAGCAGCCGCTCTGGCCTTCTGCGATTTCGTGTGCTTGTTCTTGCTACCCTTTGGCCTGCCGCGCTGTCGCTGCTCCATTTCTAATTTATTCTATCCTCGATGCCTCGATCAGTTAGTCGCTCTTCCTCCAAAACAGCACAGCATCCTTTGCTTTCCGCCATGCGCTTGTAATCCAAACCATTGTCCGTTCAATCATTATTTTTTCCGCGGTTTAGTTCTGGGAACTCTCTTCGCAGGATGGATTGCGCGTCCCTGTTGCAAGGCACTTGATTTTTTCCTATAGACCTTCCCCGTCTTCCCATAACGCCATCCGCCAGGGACTCGCTGAAGAGGCATGTGCTAGCCTTATGATGTGTGAAAGGAGATTCTGGTCGTAGTGATGCGCTCGTCGAATATACATCCCCTATACCAAATAGGGCAACAATTCAACCCGCAAAACACAAAACATGGTGAATAATGTTAGATCCTCTCTGGCTGTCCATAGCTATTGTCTGTCTCCTCGTAGCCATTATCTTAGTTGCTCCAGACACTTGACACAGCGTAAACTTTTGGGCTACGTTGTAGCACGTGAGACGATAAACATACGAGGTAACAGAATGAGCCTGCACCATGTCGTCGAGAGCTACCTTGAGGATATGTTCGAGGAATGCCATGCCGAAGCAGTTTTGACATTAACACCACGAGGGTATTCAGACAGCGAAATCGAGGCTGCCGCGGTGCGGTGGTTTGAAGAAAAGAAAATGTCATGTCAATACTGATCGATTCATCGAGGAAATGAGAAATGGAATTCGATGTCAGTGTCCACCAAAGAAAAAAAGATGACCCTGGAGTCATGTTTACAGCAAGGGTACAAGATCACAAACTAGCGGAAACCATCACCGCCGCCTACGCTTTGGGTGAGGGTGTTGATCATGTCCAGGTCCGAGTAGTAACTAAAACTAACCAGCAATCCAGTCCGAGAGTGCAGTCAATCCTGTGATCAGCAGCCCACCGGCGCGTTTGAGTTGTCGTACTGGTGGGATCTGACCCGAGTTCACTAGCCACGTAGGCCACCGCTCATACACTACAACATCGTCAACCTCATACTTGCACGCACGCCCACCTGCGTTGATTAGAACCTCACAACCCTCCCTCCATCGTCTCTCTACAACCTGTTCAGCATGATCGGATAGCTCAGAGAATCTCCCAACCCCCGCCCGCTTGGGCTTAGTTCTTCCAAGGACTTTTCCAGCGAGTTCACTGTATCGCATGCCAGCATTGTGCATATCCTGGCTTATGATTTGTCGGGCTAACAGACAGCCAAGCGGGTATTCAGCCAGCACAGGATCGCCGTGTGGTCCGACGATAGCGATCTTGCGAGCCATCGCCTCCGGGGTCCCCGGATCATCGTCGCGAGCCATATACTCCAGGCCTAACCATCCACTCTAAACGCGGACGTTCACGATCTATGCAGTGTGTCACATGGAATTCACGCACCTGCCGATCTTTACAATAGATGAATCCCTCCATCGCTCTAAATACTAAGCTTGGATCCAGAAAGCTCGAACTCTCACTTGGAGCGTACATCCGCAAGGCAGCCGCTAATGGCCCATTGAGCAGTGGGTCGAGCTTGAGAAGTTGTTGACGGACATGATCCACGTACTTACGCGGTTGCAGTGACTTTGCTGATAAACAAAGCTTGCCAGTCTTGGGATTCCGCACCATGCGGCGCGAGTTGCTAGGAAGACCCAGGATCACACCACGATGGATGTTCGGCATGGATGGATATGATGTCTCAGCTATGGAGATCACCAGAGGGTCTTACTCATGCCAGCATATCAATCTGCTCTAACTTGGGCACTCGCGAATCTATGAACAGATCCGGCTGTCTGTAAGCGTCTTCGATCCGCTTGCAGGCGATGTCAAAATACTTTGGTTCGATCTCGATGCCAATGAATGAGCGGCCTAACTTGGCACAAGCGACGCCTGTGGTACCGCTGCCCATGAATGGGTCCAGAACAGAATCTCCAACTGCAGTCGCAGCGCCTATGCAGCGACGAGGTATTTCAACCGGGAACGATACTGGGTGTTCTTTGTGCTGCTCCTTGTTGATTCTCCAAACTGTTCCCAACCCTGCATGGTCTTGGTTCCATGTCCATTTATCTCGCACGAACCAAAGAATCCGCTCATCAAATCGGCAAAACATTCGAGCGTTGAACATCATCCCGCCGCCACGGTCCCATACCACTTCTTGTCTCAATGTCCATCCCACTGGGGCAAACCACTGAATAGGATGGGAGACACAGCCATCTCGCCATCGGAGCTGATGGTTATAGAAAAGGCTGCAATCGTCCGTAGCATTTATCAGCGCGAATATTTTGTTTTGCCAGGGCACATACACGTCTTCCGACATAGAATCCGCATATCCGCGCTCGCGTAGTGCCTCCACCCATGCCGCGCCGCCATCTGACTGAGCCCACATTCCAGTGGGCTGGTCAGGGATCCCCCCTAACGTGTTGTATGGCGGGGAAGTAACTACCGCATCCACCTTCCCCAACGTCGGCAGAATCTTCAAGCAGTCGCCCAGATAGAGCGTGGCGTTGCCGATCTGAGCGGGTTTAATCACCAGAGGGTCTTACTCATGCCTGTTCAAGCCATTCCATGCCGCAGCTAACTCGACAATAACCTCATCACCAGTCATCCCACCCACCGGCCAAGTCCTGCCCACAGCGATGATCATCTCGTGATGGGTCAACCCCTGCCTCGTCCACTGCCAGAATTGTTCAATAGATATCTGAGAAGAGGACTCCATCATTTGGAGTGTTCAGTCGTAGCTAGCTCTGATTTTCGGTGGGAACCATTCAACAATCTCGCTTTCATCTCGGCAAAGAGCTTCAAATTCCTCTCTTTCTCGCTGGGCGTCGGCACACAATCCTCCTCCTGGCTGATCCGTGGCGATGTCATCTGCCTCAGCATGGCTTGCTCGTGAGCTACCGTGCGTGCTTGTTCTGTGATCTCCGCGACCGTTGGAAACCACCTCCATACTTGAATTCCCTCGTTTAGAGCCATTCCTAGTGTGTTCTCGTCCCACCCCCCCAGGGCTGCGATATACCCCTTCAATCGGGTCTTCCATTCGCCTTCCGACAGCTTTTGGTCGGGGAACATGAGTGCCAACTCGGTCAGCATCACTGTCAATCGCCTCTGCTTCTTCGATGACCTTTGCCGATCCACGTCGTAAGGCTGTGAAACCATGCTCATTCTCATTCCCTTTCTGTGGTGCTGGATCGTCGTCCCAGCATTCAGAGTTGAGCCAGGTGGATGGGTGCTTAGTGAAGCTCTGGTCCTCACCTGCCCGCTCACCAGCATACCTCTCCGACCCTTTCAGAAGAATATCCCCAGTAGTCTTCTTCAGTGCCTTGATGTATGCGGTCCTGGCCCGGCCCTTACCAACCTTCCTCGGATAGCTTTCGTACCACTTGAGAAATCTAATCTCCTCATCAGAAATGGATTTCTTTCTATTGATTCTTTCTTCCTCTTTCTCTTTCTGAAGTATGGACTCTGTAAGAGCAGAGCGTTCGCTGTGCGTTCGCTGTGCGGACGCATCCTCGTTCTCTCGGAATTTCAACCACTTAGCTTTCGCACTCTTACTCGCAGACCGTGATCTGCTGGCCGCATTTTTGTGTTCACTGGATAACCTCTTCTGCCGATAGTGACCGTCATTGAGCTGCCAGAATCGCATGACATTAGGTTTCATCTTCCGCCAAGACCTCGGATCGCCACCAACAACCCTCCGCAGGAATGTGTCATCGTCCGGAAGAGAGCAGTCAGGTTGATTCCATGCCTCTAGTAATAACCGCACGTATGCACCAACCTCGGCAGGCGTCAGATAATGCGTGTCCGCGATGAAATCCTTAGTCCAGAGTGGCAAGTATGGCAGTTTTTTCGCCATCAGAATCCCCCTTCAGAATGCCACGAATTTCCTCTACCAGCAGATCACGGTCATGCTGCCGAGTTACCAACTGGAATCGTCGAGTGTAATATGAGTACTTGCTCCCCTTAACAGGATCATCACCAAAGAGACGAGCTATCTCACTGAACTTCATGCTGAACATCTCTCTGAATACCCATGTCGCCATCTGCCTGGCAGCCATTCCCCGCCCAGCACCATCTCTCAGAACAACAGCGTCGACTCCAAATGTGTTGGAAATGTGTTCCTGCACGCGATTGACCATCCCCAGCTTTCTAATGATCACCATTCGTGAATGACCGACTTGATGAACGACAGCATGATCTTCTCGGGCAGAACATACAGCCGTTCTCTGTTGTTCATTCTGATAGCTAGGAAATCGTTATCGGAGAGCTGATCGTATATCGTCTTGTATCCACTCCTCCGGACCTTAACCTCGCCCTGAAGCCCTGCAAGGGTGACATCACCCTTGTATCCACGCATTGCGCCACTGAGAGGCACACGCACGCAAGCGTCAGGAGGGACACCGTTATCATGCCAGAACCGGACAAAATCTCGTTCCTCGCGCAGACCCTTATCGCGCTGCGGCTTGCCCAATTCATTGACCCATGAAGAAATCGTTCGGCAGAACTTGTCCATCCGTGACCTCCGAGATTCGACGCAGATGCTTGGCGTTTGGATAACGCCTCGAGGCGAGGTATCGGTGGATGGTTTGCCGGGACACACCCAAACGGCGTGCAAACTCCGTCACACCGATGCTCTCTTCAGTCAGGTACGTTTTCAGCTTCATGCAGGTAACGTAACTGTTTACGCAAGAAGATGCAAACTTGCCGGTCAACTGACGGAAGATTTGGATTTATAGTTTGGGAACAGTGAGTTGCAGGACTGCAAGTTTTCGTCCCCGGAACTTGCAGAACTTGCAGAACTTGCAGCTCGTAGAATTCTCCCATCTAAGTTATTGACTGACGTAGCCAAAACGGTTACTATTAACGCATAGAAAGAGAGAAACCTGGAGGACAGAGACCATGCCAAGAACACATGAATCAGATATCGCGGGCTGGCTCACTGAGATCGAGGACCAGTTGAACATAGGAACAGAAAATGGTCAGTGGCGCGGCGACGACATTTCCCGAACAACGATGAGCAAGGGCTTACTTCTCGAAGCTAGGGAGGATGTCCTTGGCAAGCGACAACAGTTGGACGATTACATTGATAAATCTACCAACGATTCCGCAGCCGCCGCCAATAGAATATTCAGTCTCCGGGAAATCTATTGTCACATCATTGACATTTTAACTTTGCAGATCGACTCCATCGAAGCCGATGAGCGTGAGGCTGTGGCGTGGGAGGATCATCGGAGGGTCGAAACCCAACTAATTCAGAGAGGATAACATGGAACGGAGTCAGTCTATCGGCAAGCTTTCTGAAGCCTTAGCCAAGGCTCAAGCGGCTATGCCCAGCGCGGAACGGACGCAGACAAACGCATTCTTCAAAAAACCAGACGGCACCTTCTATAAATATGCCGACCTACAGAGTGTTAGAGACTCAGTCATACCCTCTCTTACCAATAACGGACTAGCGGTGACGCAGGCAACATCGGTGGGAGTGGATGGAGCATTCACACTTAGAACCCTGCTAATCCACACTAGTGGGGAGTGGATTGCCTCGGATTGGCCTCTTGAAACAGGTAAGCCACATGTGATGTTGTCGTCTCTGACATACGCCCGACGGGCTTGCCTATCATCCATAGTGTGTCTCGCTTCAGAAATTGATGACGATGGCAACTTGGCCTCTGGAGTCAAGAAACGAAAGCTTGATTTCGACCCGAGAACGCCGCCAGCAGCGGGGCTGCCAACCGTAGCGGCGCTGAGGGAAGACTTGAAGTCTTTTCGTGACGATCTTTCTAACTGCCAATCAACCGCCGATGTTGATGATCTAGTGGCGCACAACCACGATCTCCTCTCAGCCGTCAAGTCACGGAAACCCGACTGGTTTTTCGGCAACCCTCCACCGAACGGAGATGTGCCAGGGCTAATGGACCGCATCGAGGCTAGGAAGATCGAGCTTCGGAATAACGAAACTAATATTTTGGGCGGTGGATAGGGAGATAGACATGACAACCTTTGACGCAATGGCCGTACACAAGTATCCCGGTGGTGAGAAATGGACGAAAATTGGCAAGGCCTTCCCCCATAAAACCGGCAATGGCTTCACCCTGTCACTTCACTTGATGCCTCTACCAACAGCGTCAACAACCGATGGTGATATGACATACAAAATTGTCCTTCTCGAAGAGAAAAGGGAGCAGCCATCGGCCCGGCGTGATGCAGTATACCGCCCAGTCTCTAGGGGTATATCGGCTGAGGACGCCGCGGAATTCGCGAACTTAGACGATGAGATGCCATTATGAGGTTCTTACTACAGCGGTCGGATACTGAGGCCCTGGTACCGGTCGATGAACCAGGTCACAAAGCAATCAAGAAGATGAAGCCTGGTCAGACGATGTGTGTCGATATCCGACGTGTACGATCTCCTAGGCAGTTGCGCTTATATTGGGCGCTGATCAACAAGATATGGGAGAATCAAACTCGGTTCGCCGTCCGGCAGGATCTCTCTGATGCTATTAAATGTGCGCTCGGCCACTGTACCGAGTTGAGGCTATCCAACTCTGTCGTCATCCAACGGCCAAAATCTATAGCCTTGGGCAACCTCCCGGCTGGTGAATTTAATCAGTTCATCGACGGCTGTATCGATTATATTTGCGGATCGGTTCTGCCTGTCGCACCCGAAACATTACGACAGGAAATCGAAGAGATGATATTTTGATTCGGAGGAAGCCATCCCCTCCCAGGACCAAGGAAATGCCCGAAAGGGCTTTCCCCAAACACCAGCAATACATACGCTCAAAGGCGTGTGTCGTGCCTGGTTGTGCCAGCCGGAATATCATCTGCGCTCATGTCCGGAGCGGACTACCTAAAGGTGAGCAGGCTGGAACGGGACAAAAGCCTCACGACACGTTCACTGTTCCACTTTGTCGGTCCCACCATGACGAACAGCACAGTCTAGGAGAGATCACGTTCCAGAAGCAACATAAGATAGATTTATTGAAGCTGTCGCTGTTGTATGCTTCCGGCAGCCCGGAAAGCAAAATATGGCGGAAAGCGAATCTGATCAAGCTTCAGATGAGAGCCTGATCGCACCTTAACTCTTGGAGATCAGATTCTTAATCCTCGACTCAACCACGGGTAGGATTCTAATACCACAATAACCAATTACGAAGGCCATAGCCGGTCCCCAGACAATATCAAGGGTGAAGTGCTTCATGATCGGTGGGATAAAGAATTCTGCTGCAATCCAGCCCA